TTTCTTTAGTAACAGCTAGCCCGTCCTTCAGCAGTTTTTCTAAACTGTAACGACATCTGCCTTTGATCTGTTTTTCTTTATTTAATTCGTTTACATTATAGTTAGAAAAACCTTGAATAAATAAAGGACTTTTTTCTCTGTTTCTATTTATTGTATTTCTTCCGTTTTCTCTTACAGCTCTCCTGTGATTTTCTCCAAAACAGTTTGACTCCCAAGCTCTTTTTATGTTAACGCTAGTTCTATGCCCAATCATAATTTTTTCTTCTGAAGTCAGATTCCTCCAATACTTAGTAAAATTTATAGTGCCCAATCTACTAGATTGTTTTCTTCCTTCACTAGATTTTATAAAAGAGATACCTAAATTTTTCCATGCATCTCGCTGTGTTTTCATGTTTTCTGTGGGAGCAGAATTTCTTTTTTTGGCATTTCTTACAGCTGCCTTTCTGCAAGCTTCTCTAAATAATGGATCTTTCTCTCTTCGTTCATTTATAAAATCTGCGTGATATTTTATATGTTCTTCAATTCCCATTATTTTTAAATTCTCAGGAGAATTATTCAATTTATTAAAATCGACATGATGAACAGCTTTTCCTTCATGAGACCCATAGACTTCGTTGGCAACTTCCTTATACACACTTTTAAAATTTGGTAATTTTGAAGAATTCATTCTAACAGATTCGTAGCCAGTAGAAGAATTAAAATACAAAGGCATCAAAGAATCGCCTATGTTTAAATTTCCAGCTTCACAATAACCACCATCTCTTTTCATATACCTATGGTTTAGAGTAGTTATTATCTCTTTGCCGTTGTCTAAGATAATTTTAATTAATTGTTTTTCTCTACCAGAAATCCAAACTCTATTAACTTTTCCTGGTTTAAAATCTCCCTTTTCGTCTACAGAGTAAACCCACAACTTCTCCCCTTTTTCAAACAAAGAAGTCATATCTTCTACAGATACAACTCTGCCGTCTAAAAGTTTTATTTTAGTGTCTGGGTGCAGACAATTACTTGGACACGTGCAATTTATTCTTACATCTCCCTTGAGAGCAAGCATAACTCTATTTCTTAAATTAATTCCAGGCATTTTTAAATTCTTTTTAAGATCTAGCAATTTAACTTTCTGAGTATAAAGCTTCTCCCCTTTACAAGTAAAAGTAAGAACACCTTTAGCATCAAGATTCTTATAAGTTACAGATCTCTCCCTAGCAAGTTTTATCTTCTTGGGATCAGAATCTCTGATTAAATCCTTGTACGACACCTCTAACAGAGTCAAAGTATTATTCATATTTTTTCTTTCCTGAAAGTCTTCTGAATTCAAAGGATGGATAAAACTCTTGAATCTGCTTCTGTCTTTTAACATCTTTTTCATTCAGATTACCTGAAGCATCATAATGATTTTCTTCATCCCATTCCATAATCAATTTCAAATCAAAATTAATATAGTCAGGCCAGTAGCCTAATTCCTTAATACAGTATTCACCACCGCCGAACATTGCGTACTTTCCTTTAGTATTGTGGAAAGAATCAAATAAATAAAAATAATAGCAAGCATCCAAATTGCAATTTGGGTAAACATTCACATTCTCATGCCTTAATTTTTTAATTAAAGAAAGTCTTAAAGCTAAACTCAAATTTTTACAATGAGATTCGGATCTTTTTTTACCTTTAAGAGCACTGCTTATTTTTAATTTAGATTCTTCTTTGTGAGTTTTTCCCTGCCAATTTTTATTGTTTAAGTGGACTTTCCCCAACTTAATTTTATGCTCCTCAGATTTTAGTTTTCCTTTAAGACTCCTGCTTATGTTATCGCAATGTTCTTGAGAATAAACTACTCTCAATTTACTTTCTCTCATTTTAGCTAAAGTTTCTTCTTTGTGACGTTTTCCGTACATAGGATTCTTTTTGCCAACTCTTAATTTAGCAACACTCAATTTCTTATTAGGTTCTTCGGATTTGTTTTTATCCTTAAGACCTTTAAACAATTCTTTATTTTCTTGATTTACTTCTAAGAGTTGAAGAGTACTCATCTAGTATTCCTTATACTTCCAACCTTCTCCTCAATATCGTCTAAAGATCTAGAAATTTTATTATAATGTCTGCTGTGCTGACCTTCTTGCATCGCTTGAGATCGGGTCAGATCCTTAGTAATTTCTCTCAAAGAATCAATACTTTCTTTCAAATCTGAGTTAGAAGCTACTGCACCTTTAACAATATTCTTAATCTGATTCTCTGTTAAACCTTGTTTCTTTAATTGAGAAAGGTTATATTCACTCTGCTCTTTGAAGTCTGGACCTGAGTTGCTAGTAGTATTTGCTCCTACCATTTTCATTGAAATGGTCTTAGTTTCTTCATCTGTAAAATTAAATACATTTGTTAAAATCCAATCGAGTGGAACAAAATCTTTGAGTTTGTCTGCCAAGTCTGCTTTAAGAGTTTCGATTTCTATCTTAGCTTGTTCTTCCAGAGAAGAAGGATTAGACATCGTTACTTCAAACTCTCGTTCATCGTAAGGGACTTCTGAAATTTCTAATTGAATTTCACAAATACGAGTTAACAATTGTTTAGCATAATTCTGATAACGTCGAATTGTTCTCATGTATCTCTTATCTTGAAGGGCTAAAGTATTATTAACAAATCCAGTATAGTCCTCTGTAAAACCCAAATAAGCTGCAGGGATCCTGAGAGCAGAGATAAGCTTCGCTCTCATGTACTTAATATCCTCTAAACCACGTCCGACATCAATTCCTGGCAGTTTGTCTATGCGAGTTGAATCGCCCTTCTTTAAAGGGATAAACAGATCCTCAAGAGGACTCAGCGGATTGACAGTTGAGTTAAAATCTCCAGCAGAATTCTCAAATCGTTTACGTCTTAATCGTCTACGAACTTGATCTACGTAAGCAAGAGACCGTTCTGGATCTAATTGACCCACATCCAAAAAGAAAGCAAATCTATCAAAAGATTTTTGCAGTCTAATCAACATCAAAGCTTCTTCCATTAACCTTAACATATTGCCAGGATATCTTGCTCGATCTAAAAGAGAAGTTCCATAACTGTTACTTCTATTAAATGATAAGTATCTTGTATGATATATTTGCCAAGGAACAAACTGCACTTGAGATTTCTTACCGCTGGAATAATTTAATTGCGGTAAGGAAGCATAAATACTTACATTGTTTGAATTAAAATAAAAATTTGGCCGTTGTTCAAATCCTACCAATCGTCCTTTTGCATCTTCTAATCTGTACATTGTTGAGGGATGAAGAGGTTTAATAGACTCAACACCATTCTTAGAAACAACAATTTCTTCAAACTCATCTCCGTACTTAACAAGATCTCGGACTATTGTCCATAAATGTTCATTCATGTTTAACTTATTCTTCAAAATCTCTTCTAACATATTTTTAGTGGACTCATGTGGACTATCAATCCAAAAAGCTGAATTCTTTAAAGGATCGACGTACACAGCGTCATCAGCAATAATGTCTAAAGCTGAAGACACTTCTGGAAGTCTTTCATCCATAATATCGTAGTCTCTATATTTCACAATTCTATCTTGTGAAAGATAAAGATCTTGAGCATTCATCTCCGTATTTTCTTGAGATACAACTTCTCCTGTACTTGAGTTCTGTACTTGAGTGTCTAATTGTTTTGCTTCTTTACTATTAAGATCCCTGATTACGTCCCAAAAATTTCCCATTATTGCGATCTCCTTTAAAAAATGTTCCCAAATCTTTGATTAATTTTTATTAGCAAAAATTTGAAAGGATGTTTCTTTTTATAAATTGATATAAGATCTCTGTATTTTCTGACAAAAGCATCTAGTCTATCATCATTATAAAGACCAGCTGTTTGTAATTCTGATAATTCTGCATTATAAAACTCTTTTAATTGTCTATATCTCATAGTCCTCAATTCAAAGAAAAATCAAACACTGCCCGTATTTCCCCAATGTCTGTATGAAAAACTAGACCAAGTCTGGCGTATTTAACTAAGACTGTTCTCTTAGGAAGACTTTTAAGATGGTCTATTAATAATAAGATAAGTTTATTTTGTTTTGTAGCCATGTATTATCCTTAAATAAATGTTTACTGCCCACTTAACGGGAAGTATGTCAAAGTATAAATGACTTACTATAGGATACTTTTCTTCAAACCAATAAAATTTTTCACTAAAAGCATCTGCAAAATTCTTAAAACTTATTGCATCAAAATCTTTCGATTTAGATTGCTCGTACATTAAAGCATAAGCCTTTAAGACAGATATTAAATCACTAGTTACTGTATTCATACTACTCCCAGAAACACGCATAAGATAAATTAGAAGCTACCTGTTTACCAAAACTAATCAAAGCATATCTGCTTGAGGAAGACTGCCCAGATATCAATTTATATTTATCACATTTTAACTTTACAGGAGTAATTCCAAATTTTGTTTCAAAAACTTCTATACTACTCAGAGAAGTATCATTCGTTAAAAATCTTACATCACTTAATTTTATAAAATAAAACACATTATTTACTATCGCTTCATTAGTAATCAAAGAAAGACTTGTTCCATCAATTAATTTTGAAGCTAAAGATTTAACTAATTCAAGTGCTGACATCTTCTTTGTGGAAGATCCGCCAATCTCTAACGATGCAGAAAGATCAAGATTTACCATGTTATTCAGAACTCCTGTAAAAATAAATAGCTTATTGTAAGATTATTTAAATCTTTGACATAATTATTCTTATTAAATACTAAAAAATTAAAGCTATTGCTCATCACGCTTTGCACATTTCATTTCCAACATGCTCTTTGTTTTCTCTACTCCAACTTTTTGCCTGTCCGTCATCTTCCCGTAGTGTTCACATTTCTTTCTTACATCCACAAGGAATAAAGGATCAAACCAATCAGGACAACCTAAAGTCTCATACATCTTTAAACATTCATCTATAAGTCTTATATCCATTGCCATCTCTTGTTGTTTTTCAAGATCAGATTTTAATACTTCTTTAGGTACAGCTTTCCAAGTTTTATTTTCTTCCATATTACATACTCCCGAATAAATTCATAAATCCATCATCGTTCAAAGATTCTTGTTGTTTCATTTGCTCCTCTACTATACTGAACGGATCTTTAAAATTAATCTTTTCTAGAAGTTCATCTGTGGGACTTCTATCAAGAACAATTGTATCTCCTGCTCTAGGAGGTTCGTACTGATCCATTATTTGTTTTACTACTCCTGCAACAGCGTCAGCAGAGTCCTTACTTCCTCCACTTGGATGGTCGGGAGCTTTACCTTCAGGATCTCGTTCAAGTCCCACTAATTCAGATTGCAGTCCAGCAATATTACCACCTTCTAATTTTATGTCTGGACACATTGGGAAATTTATTCTTACCCCATTCACTGCATCCTTCACTGCATCGTAAGCCTCTGGGGTTCTATCTACTGAAACGTAAGCAACATTAAAACCTCTAGACTTAAAAATTTGAGAATGATAAACAGATTGATATTGGTCGAAGGACATCTGAGCGATATAATAACCAGCACTAATTAATTGATTAACAAAATCTGTAATTTTTTGATAATCTATTTCTCCCAAGACCTCTGAGGGATAAACCTTTAAAACAAAATCCATGTAGATAATAGGTTTGTAATAAAAGGAAAGTTTCCCTGTAGTGTCTACTGTCTGAAATTTCTTATGTCCGACTTGGCATCCCATAGCTATGCCTGTTCTATCTCCTTTCTTAGATAAATCGAAAGAAAGAAATCTAGGAGCTTCTGGAAATAATTTTAAAGATCTTACGATAGTTCCTTGGTTATCTGCCTTATGTTGAAACATATTTTCGTAAATAATTGAAAAGCCGTCTTCAAAATTTGTATACCATTTATTAAACATAGGAAGTCTTCCAGTATCCATTGAACATTCATAGATTTTTGAACGATCTGTAAAATATGGGCTTACTGCGTAGACGGCAATACCTGCTACGTCTCTTACTGAAGATTCTGTGTCATTCTTAAAATCTTGTAAATACTCAAGAGGAATCTCTATTATTCTTCCTTGAACTTTATTTTGAGATATCAAGAGATCTAATTCAGCTTTTGTGTCTATAACTCTTGACCCTCTAGTTTGATCTCCCAATTCTACATAAAATCTTTCAACTCCAAAAGTTCCCTCTGGTTTCACTTCCCATGTGTTCTTACTCACAACGAATACAGATTTATCTCCTTTGGCTTGTTCAATACGAACTTCTAGAAAATCATCTGGACGTCTCTTAGATGAAATAAATATTGCTTTGCCTGGAATTTTTCCAGCCTTCATGAACCGAGATTTAATACGACGTACTGTAGAATTATAGATTTGTTTAGCTTGATCGTAAGTACCAGATGCGTCTATTGCCCGAACAGACCCTCGAACTTTATCCATAAAATTCAACTCATCCCCAATAATTGAGAACAAATTTTGGCCGATAGCTCCTGTTTCTCTGGAACCGCCAGACATGAATACAACGTTATTAGGAAATACTAAAGAATCATTTATCTTTTTGTTTCTTTTAAAATGAGTATTAAAATAATTAGTTCCATCTATCAACTTCTTGAATTCATTAAAGATAACTGTATTAGCGTTGGAAGCTAAAACTGAAAAGTTCATTAACACTATTGGGGTATTCTCTGATAGTCCGTAGTAACTGTGAGGATTCCTCAGACAAGACAGACGATAAAGAATCCAAGCCATCAACAAAGTTGATAAAAATGATTTTCCCCAACCAATTGAACCTGTGAGAATTACTTCGAATACCTCGTCGTTAGAACAAATTTTATAAAACTCTTCTCTTAAAGAAGGATATAAATTCTTACCAATCTTTCCTATGTAATCGTCGCTTAATAAAAACTCTTGAGGGGAAACTAATTTTCTTACATAATCTATTTCTTCAATAGATTTTAGTAAATGCGAATAACCAGTATCCGACATCTGCCGTAAAATTTCAAGAATATAAACTTTATCGGCCTCTGTAAAACTGTCTAATAAGCTCTTGTCTCCTTTAGATAAATCTAATAGAAGTTTGTCGACAAATTGTTTAATGTGTGGTTGAGAAGAAAATATCTGAACTAATTCTGGTTCTGAAAATCTTTTGGAGTATAAGCGTGGAGATACTGTTTTTAGAAAAGAATCTGAGTTAGTAAGAACATCTTTATATACTAGAAAATCTTCTTCAGAAGAAAATTCTCTATCATTCTCTTTGAAAATTTTAGGTCGATCGTCATTGTTATCTGGAAAAGTCATACAACCCCTGAGCTATGTTTATCATATATTTCTTCGTCTCTTTAGAGCTTCTATATTCTTAGAAGACCCTAACTTAGTGTGCACTACGGACATCTTCCTTGTGGCTAAATCAGATTGAATTTCTACTTCTTTTAAGACTTTTTTAGAAAATTTAAGAATTTTAATTAAGCCAAGACTTTTAGGACCTCTTGGTAAATCGTCTATAGAAGTCAGTACGTGCTTAATATCATTAAGCACGTACTCGTTCAAAGATTCTTTAGCCATTAATTCAAAGAAATCTTGGGAGCAATATCATTTTGATCCCACTTTCTAAAGAATAGTTCTCCGCCAAAAATCTTTAACTTGAGAGATTCTCTTTCATCAAGTTTGGTATTGTGAGTAGCCTGTTCTGTGATATGGTTGAAAATCTCGTAAGCATTGAAGTTAGTAATAGCAGAAGATTTCCATCGTTCTGATTTTCTGGGCTTATCAACAAAACCATACTTCAAATACATGCCCTTCATGTCTAATTTCTCATCCATGTGGTCTATGATGCATACTTGTTTCTTCTCGTCAACTTTAGAAGGCCGTGTAAAATCATTTAAATAGTTATGAACAAATTCTGCTTCCCTCATTGATAAATTGGTTTTACTCATGATGGTTGGAAATTCTCCAATTTCATAAAGAGGAATTGCTGACACTTTTAAAAATGCTTGTTCGACAGAATTAATATCCAGTTTTCCCAAATTCAAATTCTTGTTAAAACCTTTACTTTTAGCCGTCATTCCGTTAGAACAAATAACTCTGTGCAAATGGAAAGACACGGCAGGAGTCTCTGTTAGAGAAGGAGATAAAACTACAGAGACTCCTCCGCGATAAGAATCTCCTGGAAGTAAATCCAAATACCCGTCCTTGTCCGTTCTAACAAAATCAACAGAGATATTTCCTGGAGTTACTTTAATACTTTTCTTGTCGTAAATCTTTCCGTATTTCTCGTCTAAAGCCAGAAGTCTGTCTAAAGAATCATTAGCAGAATAAGTTCTGAGTTTAGAACTAAACATATTTAAAATACTTCCAGTAGAACTATCCACGCAAGCAAGAACAGCCCCATTAGCTTTTTCTTTAAGTTTGTTTGTTAAATATTGCCAAGCATCCGCATCCCGTTTGTGCAGAGCAACAAAGAAACTTTTAGGAATTCCAATCATCGTTGCTAAAGAAGAAATGGCGTCTACAGATAAAGTGTTACCATTATTATTTTTAAATTCGTTAGTTATCCTAAAATCCTTCAATTCGAAATGGTCGTACTTTAATTTCTTATCCACTTCTAATGCTGCTTCCTTCGCCTCAAGCAATGTATTATATATCATTTTTCTTCTCCTTTCAAGAGTCTAATTAATAAACGTCATTCGATCTGGTGGGCAGGATTGGACTCGAACTAAAGATTCAAGAAACTTTTATCTTTTATGTTTCCAACATCCGGATTCACCGCATAATTCCAAAGAGCAGAAGATAATAAAATATTGAGTCTGGAAGAAATTTTAAACTTATCTTCATCAGACAATGGATTATTAACTCCAATGACTTCCATGTAAATATTAACGCATTCCTCTATTTTTTCCTCTAGATTTTTCTTCAATGAAATTATTGTGTCCTTCTCTTCTTTTTCTTTCATCAATTTTTCAATCTTATTCACAGCTAAATTATTATCTTG